GATTGCGCGTGGAGCACATTCAAGCGTGCCACAGGTTAGCCGTGGATTGCCTAAGAACTTGCTCGAATTGTCACAGATTATCAATAATCTTGAAGGTAAGGTCTCACTTCGTCAGCTTATTTCGCTCTTGCCATTCGTTGAAGATCCTGATGCTGAACTTGAAGAACTCGAAGAAGAGAAAGAAAAGAATAAGGACCGTGTGCCATTCTTTAATCAGGCGAACACGAAGCCAGAGGAAGAGGTAGCAGATGAACAACAAGGACTACTGGACCCAGAGGAAGGCTAACCTTATCTATGAGCAAATGGATAAGGCTGAGAGGCAAGCGGACAAGTTCGACGAGATTTACAAGCAATCTAAAGCTTATCTAGACAAGCAAATAAATAAGGTCTTTGATAAATTTCAACGCGATTATGGTTTGAGCGAACGTGATGCTCGTCATGTTTTGAAGAACATGAAGGACCAGAAGGACCTAAACGAACTTCGCAAGGTGCTTGAAGCTAGACCGAACGACCCAAATATTCAACGATTGCTTGCTGATTTGGACAGTCCAGCCTATGCTTATCGCATGAAACGACTTGAACGGTTAAGTGCTGACTTAGATTTGATGCGTGGGTCTATCTATCTTTCTGAGAAGAAAGGCTCAGATTCATTTTATAGCGACTTGATGAAGGATAGCTACTACAGGGCTACCTTTGACTTGCAACAGCAGACAGGGCTCGCTTATAGTTTCTCCGACTTACCTGAAACAGAAATCAAACGTCTACAAGGTCTAAAGTGGACAGGAGAAGCCTATTCAGATAGGATATGGTCAAATACTGGGGCGCTCGCTTCAAGTGTGAAAGACGAGCTTTTAGTAAGTCTCATGACTGGCCGAAGCATAAGAGATACATCTCAAGCAATCGCTGAACGTTTTGAGGTTGGACAGAACAAAGCTAGACGTTTGGTTCGTACTGAGTCAGCCTTTTTTCATAACCAGATGGAACTGCTCAGCTATGAAGATGCTGAGATTACAAAGTATAAATTCGTAGCAGTTTTGGACAGGCGGACGTCTGAGATTTGCCAAGAACATGATAACAAGGTCTACGATACGGACAAGGCTGTTCCTGGTGTGAACTATCCACCACTACACCCTTGGTGCAGGTCTACGACCATCGCCCATGATGACGATATAGACTACAGCAAACTGGAGCGCAGAGCAAGGAATCCGGTGACAGGCAAGGCCGAGTACGTACCTGCTGATATGAGTTATAAAGAGTGGTATTCTAAGTACGTTGACAAAGACGAAAAAGAACAAAAGAACACTTTTATGGATTCGTTTTCAAATGGATTGGATTTAAAGCAAAAAACTCTTTCTAATTTTGACCATTACGCTAGAAAGTGGTATAATGATTACGTAGAAAAGCAATTATCTTTTGAAGATATAGAGTTGGCCAGCAATAAGATTAAAGATGTTTTAGAAAACAGCGAATTATCTATGCGCTTCAAATCTGAAAACATAGATAAACTAATAGATTCAACTAGAATTTTGAATCAGTTCGAAACCGGAACAAGCGGTGGTACTGTAAACTTGAAGTATCGTCGCCAAGCAAATGAACAGCTTTTTGGTTTACAAGGGAAAAGATTGAAGAAGCATGACTTTGAAAAGTATGGGTACTTCGGAAATAAAGACCCTTATGAAGATTTTCTATACAATTCAAAAAGCTGGGGTGGCGTTTCGCAATATGGAGATATAATTGTTCGTTTTTCTAAAGATAAAATGTTATCAAGAACAACGTTCACTATAAACAATAGTTTGGGTCCTGCTGTCTACAAGGATTTAGTTGCGGATAACCCTAATTCGCCTCATCTTTTAAGTATTGACAAAAATTATTTACAAGATTATGTCGAACTTTTGAAAAATAAAAATGCAAGAACGCCTGAAGAGTTAACAAAAACATTAGGAATCAGATATATTGAGGCTCAAATCCATGGGGACGTTGGATTGACGGATATCTCCAGTATGTACTTCACTAATAAAATACCAAATAACAATCAAATTAATGCGTTGAAATCATATGGGATTGATGTTTTCGTGAAAGAGGGTGAAAAATTTGTTCGAGTTGAATAAAATATTAGGAATAGATGATAGTCGTAACAACATTCTAGTCACACTAACAGACGGTCGGTGTGCTCTTGTAGATGTAAATCGACGAGGTTTTGTTGTAGAAATTCTATTAGATTCTTTTTACAAATGGATGAGTTTTTCAGATGATTTCACTGAAGAAGATGTTAGTAACGTCAAGGCTATTTTAGCAACCCCAGAAGGCATTGGGTATGGTCCGCTTGCTGAAGAGTATGTAATTAATTCAAAAATAAAACGTGACTTTGATGAAATGAAAAAAGAAATCGGCTATGAATATTAAGCACCTAGAGAAATCTAAGTGCTTTTTTCGTGTTCAGAAAGGAGAGTCTGATGAATAAGTACAAAAAGTTGATAGAATTGATTGAAAATAACGGCCTTGAGATACAATCTAAGAAATGTTACGACCCACAGAGTGCTTGGCATGGTGAGGAGTTATGGATTGTCGATAAGAAAAACCAAAATAAAATTTTTGATTTATCGGGTAACGGTTACTGTTTTCATGACGATAAAGTTGATGAAGCCGTTGAAGAAGTTGAAAAGTATTTGTCTCTTAAAAACATGAATACTTTTGATGCTTTCAAAGAATGGGTAGAAAAGAATGCTAAGACTCAAAAATGATGCTTAGAAAGGAGTAACGATGGAAAACACGATTGATTTCTCAGAGAAAAAGTCTAGTCTGGAGCGTGGTGCTTCCGTGAAAGAAATTTTGGAAGAAAACCTTGAGGCTAGTCATAACTATACGTCGGTATTAGTAGTTTCTTTGGATAAAGATGGTGAGATAAATCTTGGCTATAGCTGGGAAAGTAGTTTGCAGGCATTGGGAATGCTTGAGGTTGCTAAAAACTATATTTTGAACGTACTCAATTAAATCATCCCAGAGACAGGGTTATTATGAGGTACGATTGAAAGGATTGAAAATGGATACAGCAAAAATTGGGATAACCAACGTAGAATTTTTAGGATCAGGAGGAGTTGAGTCAGCGACAGTGAAATTAGAGTTAAATATTTGTGGAACGAATGCATTCGCTGCGATTGAATTACTACCTAAAATATTAACCGACATTTCTTCATTATCGTATGAAGTTGATTGATTATAAGTCAGAAAGGAGTAAAACATGTTTATTTGGGATTGGGTATCAATCGCTTTCGGGTGGTTGGTGTTCTTTTGGTTATTCGTTTTAATTGCAGGAACTATTCTTGCGATTTTAACAGGTTTCAAAAACAGAAAGTAGGTGATCCGACATCTTGACTTGCAGGAATAGACTGCTGCTTAATATCGTTGCTTAACCGTGTCGGATTCGATGCGGTTTTTATATTGTCCGAGCATTGATGACAAAAAAAGCCATGGAATTACACAGTCGGGGACGACTTTAAAAATAGGAGGTTCGTAATGAACGAAGAAACACAAACAGTCGAGACGGTTAAAGAACAAGTGGTACCTGCAGAACCTACTAACGAAACCCAACCGCAAGACGAGAAGAAGTACACAGATGCAGAAGTTGATGAAATCATCAATAAGAAGTTTGCTAAGTGGAAATCAGAGCAAGAAGCTAAGGAAAACGAAGCTAAGAAACTTGCCAAGATGAACGCTGACGAGAAACAGAAGTATCAGTTGGATCAGCGTGAGCAAGAACTAGCCAATCGTGAACAAGCGATTGCTCGCAAGGAATTGACCGCAGAAGCTAAGGCAATGCTAAGTGAACGTGGCTTACCAGTTGAATTAGTGGGCGTGGTTGATTTATCAAATGCTGAAGCTGTGACTGAATCAGTTGCAAGTATTCAGAAAACGTGGGAGGATGCAGTCCAGAAAGGCGTATCCGAACGCATGAAAGGTAGCGCACCTATTAAGACTGCGCCAACAAATCAGCAAGAAGTCATCGAAAAATGGAAAAAAGACTTTTTGCGCTAGAAAATTAAAAAATGAGGTAAAAATAAATGGCATTTGAAGCATTAAACACAGCAGAATCACGCAAGAAACACCTTGGAATTATCGAGGATGTCCTTGCGGTAAATTCATACGCAACACCACTCTTGACACCAACTGAAGCAGTGACTCTAAACGGTCGCTCTTTTACAGTTGCAACAGGTAACACAACCGAGCTAAAAGACTACAAACGTAACAAAGACAATGAATTTGACCATGTTGAAGTTGAAGAAAAGGTCTACACTCTTGAAGAAGAAAAATACTGGGGTCGTTTCGTTGACCAGTTGGACGAACGTGACTCGAATGGTCAAGTAAATATTGAGTACGTAATTGCTCGTCAGGCTGCTGAGGTAGTCGCTCCATATCTTGATAAACTTCGTTTTGATGCAGCGCTCGGAAACGTAAGTGACAATGTGGTCATGGGTAAAACGGCAGGAGCGAACAACGCATACAATGCGGTTCTTGATGTTTCTGAGAAATTGGATGAACTTGGAATCACTAAAGAACGCTTGCTCTTCGTGACACCAAGTTTCTACAAAGCTATCAAGTCTGAAATCGTACGTTTGCCACAAGGTGACGCAGACAAGAGGGTTCTTGGCAAAGGATACGTTGGCGAATTGGACGACTACACAGTCTACAAAGTACCTTCTAAATTCTTGCCAAATGTTAACGCCCTTGCAACTGCTCCTGGTGTCGTTACATCACCAATTCAAATTGACAATACCAAGTACAATGACAATGTACCTGGGCGCTTTGGTGAATTGGTAGAACAATTGCTCTACACTGGAGCGTATGTTCTTGAACATTTCCAAAAATACATCATCACAATTGCAGATACCAAGCCAGCTGCTAAGGAATCAGCTCAAGGTAAGACAGTGAACCGTGCTAAAAAATGGACGACTGGAAAAGCCTACAAAGAAGGTGACACAGTAACGCACGAGGACAAGGTCTACGTTGCAGTTAAAGAGATTTCAAACTCAATAACTGCGCCGGACTCTGACTCAGCTAACTGGAAAGTCAAGAAATAAGGTCTGAGCTATGAAAGTCAGAGTCAAACAAGCTTTCAATGACTGGCAAGCGAAAGTGAGACGACATGAGAATGATGTTTTTGGGATGACAGACGAGCGTTTCAACGAATTGTCACACAATCTCAAGAGTGAGTTCTCAGTCAATATCGCAGATGTTGTCGAGATCATTGACGAAAACGAAATCCAAGGAGACGAGACGACTCCTTACGACTAGGAGGTCTTATGGAACTTGAAAAACTAAAACAATTAACGGGCGAGAGTGACGAAACAGTCCTCTCGTCTTTACTATTAAGGGCCGAAAATATCATTTTATCTGAAACAAACCGAGAGAAGCTGACGCCAGCGCTCAAAAGACTACTACCGGAACTTGCAATTGAGCTCTACAACCGTTCTGGAAGCGAGGGAGAGCAGTCTAGGAGTGAAGGTGGTATATCTGTCACATATGCAGAGTCAGGCTTGTCTACGGGCCTTTTACAGCGTATTCGGATGCATCGGTTAGCGAGGGTGGCAGGTCATGTTTTTGAAAAAGAATAGACTGAAACCATATAACCTCAAGCGGTTCAAGAAAACCGTGACGAATGAGGGAGTCGCTAAAGAAGGATATGCGGACGAAGTTGAAGAGGTAAGACTTGAGTTGTGGCCAGCTACTAGCAAGCTACAATCTGAAATCTACGGCGACCGTGTCAATGATATCTTGAATGCAAATGTGAGCAAGGATGCGAATATCAACGTGAAAGACGGTGTCTGTATTGATAGCAAGACAGAGGTCACGCATCGGGTTATCTCGAAGAAAGTATATAGTCATCATCAAGTTTTGGAGTTAGAGCGTGTCAGGTTTAATCGGAGCAGATAGCTTAATCGCTAAATGCCGTAAGTTATACGGTGCGAAGAGTAACGAGATAGTAGGACAAGCGGTCTTGCATGCTGCTAAAACAGTCGTACAAGCTGAAGCAAAACTCAGGGCGCCCGCGAATGAGGGTGAGTTGAGAAATAGCATCAGAGTTAGGCTGAAAGTAAACGGCAACAAGATATCGGGCGAAGTCTTCACGAACTCAGACCATGGCGCCTATGTCGAACTTGGAACGGGTCCGAAAGGACAAGAGAATCATTCTGGTATATCTCCAGAAGTAAGCGTGTCTTATCGGTCTAGTCCTTGGTATGTGCACGAAGACCAAATCAATGTAGGGCCTTACCACTTTGCGAAGAGGGGGGAGTTCTACAAAATGTATGGTCAGCCTGCACAACCTTACTTGTATCCTGCTTTGAGAGATAACCATGACCGTGTATCGAGAAGCGTTTCAAAATACGTTAGCAGAAAGATAAGAGAACAGATAAAATGATTAACATCAAGCCTTTGATTTACAAAGAATTGCAAAAGGTCGCAGATAATGTGACCGATACTTATCCAGACGATTGGGAGAATGTCCCAGTCGTCATTTTTTTGGAAGAACAGAATAAACCAGGTGAATGGTTCGATGATCAAGAGAAGAAGTCGCATATCCGTTATAAGGTGGATATCTTTGACAAAGATAGCACGAGCGATTTAGCGGTCAAAATCAATGAAATCTTCGCATCTTTAGGGTTGCGAAGGACAGATTGTCAGGATGTACCTGATCCGTCGCATTTGCGTCACAAGTTGATGCGCTTCGAGGGAATCGTTGACCTGAATTCACAATTGGTTTATCAGTATAGAATGGAGAACTAAAACATGTTAGCAAACGGAATTAAGCTTGCTTTTAGTAAAACTAAAAGCGATTATCAAAATCTTGTAGGTTTGAAAGAAGTCCCTGAATTTGGTATTGAACCTGAAAAAGTCGAGAATACAACTCTTGCAGACAAGGTTAAGAAATACGAATTTGGTATTGGTGATGCTGGGGAACTTGAGTACAAATTCGCTTATGACAACACAACTGCCACTTCACCTTACCGTGTCTTGCGTAATGCTGCAGACAACAAGGAGAAACTCTACTTTGAACAAACCTACCCAGACAATACCAAGGTTACTTTTGAAGGTCAAGTGTCCGTTAAATTGGGCGGTGGCGGAGTGAACTCCGTTATCGAATTTACGCTCAAGATTGCCTTGCAGTCTGAATTGACATTCGTTGACGGAATTGGAGGTTAATAGATGGCTCTACCATACGCAATTTGGAAAGTCAGTGAGGACAAGGAGTTAAAACTCCGCCTCACGTCTTTGCAAGCGACGAAAGTCGAAGAAAAAATCGGAGCGAACTTGCTCAAGGTATTCATGCCAGCTGAAGGAGAAGCCTTTGCTTTGCCACCACTAAAAGTCATGTTGCTTTTGAGTCATGGAGCGCTTCAAAAGTTTGAGCATGGACTCTCATTTGAAGATGTATCTGACCTATACGACGATTATGTTGATAATGGTGGAGATCAAGCAGCATTCATGGCAGATGTTATCTTGCCGATGCTTCAAGTTTCGGGTTTTATGCCACGGGAGAAAATAAGCAAGAAAGCTCCCAAGAAATCCAAAACGAAAATGGAAGTAGTCGATTAGAAGAGGCTACGGTCCATTCAGTAAAAGAAATGGTCGAGAGGTTATACCCGATGTTTTTGGACATTGGGGGCAAGCCTCTCGATTTTTGGGATTTAACGGTGCTTGAAATCAGAGAAATGATTGAAAGTTATAATCGTGTCACAATCCAAAAGCAAAAAGAAAAAATAGTTGAATCTTACAGACTTTCGCAGATGATAGCAAATAATGTGTCCTTGCTACTTTCAAAAGATGCCAAACCGCTTGAGGTATGGGATTACGCTCCTGAACTTTTTGAGAAAGAGCGAGAGCAGGTCGAACAAGCGAGATTGGCTCAAGAGTTGAAATTGCACAAAGAACGCATGCGCATGTTTGCTGAGAGTCACAATCGAAAATTGAAAATGAAAGGAGAATAGATGGGAGTTACTCTTGATGAACTCAAAGTTATGATTGACGCTGAAATCGCACCTTTCAAAAACAAGATGAAAGAAGTTGAGAATAAGGTCAAAGATGCTTCTAACAAAGTACAGTCATCAACCGACAAAATCAAGGCGCAGTCTGGCTCAATGCTAGGTGTATTTGGTAAACTTGCCAAATTCGCTGGATTTGCCTATCTTGGTAAGAAGTTGCTTGATGTTGGCATGTACTCGACGCAGATGGCTCTTGAAGTCACGGCATCGATTAACCAAATCAAGCGTCAAATGGGCGAGAGCTCACAGACATTCTTAAAATGGGTCAACGATAACGCAAACGCTATGAACATGGGTGTTGGTGAAGCGACGAAATACGGGGCAGTGTATTCAAACCTATTTTCGGGTTTCATCAAAGATTCAAACAAGCTGAGTGCATATACTGCTAAGATGCTTCAGACATCTGCAGTTGTAGCAGAGGGTTCAGGTCGTAGCATTACAGACGTAATGGAGCGTATTCGCTCAGGTTTGCTAGGAAATACAGAAGCGATAGACTTTTGTCGCACCGCTTAGAAATAGGCGGATTAAGAACTTACCAAAATCGGTAGAACTCTAAATTTTAATTTGTAACTTCGGTATAAATGTGATATAATATACTTAATTAAGAAGAGGTGATATTATGGGCATTATATACGAAATTAAATGTACCAAAACAGGACGAAGTTATTTTGGTCAATCCAAGAATATAAAAAGACGGTTCGATGACCACAAATATAAACTTCGTCACAATCAGCATTATTCAGAAGAAATGCAAGATGATTTTAATTTGTTTGGAGAAGAAGAGTTTCAATTTTCTATTCTAGAAGAAGTATCTGATAATATCTTAGACAAAAGGGAAAGTTATTGGATATCATCATCTGACAATGTATATAATATTGAGAGTGGGGGAGTTAAAACAAAGCGAATTGCTGAAAGCACTAAAGAGAAATTAAGTGTTAAAGCTAAATCGAGGTATAAAACTCACGCAAAATATTTTAACAATCCAACCGCTATAAAAAAACGGTCAATATCAAATACAGGTAAAAAACGAGATGATGATTTTAGAAAGAAAATGAGTGACATCGCCAAAAAAAGAATAGGTCCTAAAAACTCATTTTTTGGTAAAAAGCACTCTGAAGAAACAAAACGAAAAATCAGTGAAGCTAATAAAGGGAAGTATGATGGTGGTAAGCCTAAAATTCCTATCGTAGCTATTCATCTTGAAACTGGAGAAACTAGGGAGTATGCTTCAAAAAGTGATGCTTCAAAAGATATTTTCCCAGCTAGATCTTTTATTGACAAAGTTTTGAATGGCGAAAAGAAACACTATAAAGGGTACACTTTTAAAGAATTAAAACATGACGATACCGAGGTAAACTAAGCAATTAAAAAGGCTTAGTCACCGTAGAGCATAGGGATTGAACCTATGCTTTTTGTTTTACCAAAAAGTACAGAATAAAACATCCCCACGAGTGGTAAGCACCTAAACAATTCGGTTGTAGGTGAAAATATATGCCGAACTTACAAGAAATTGTAAGAAGTATGGATAAAAAGCCATGCGATAACATTATTGAGAAGACCTAGGAATCAACGTCAATGTGGCCATGATTCAATCCACAGAAGCGTTCAAACGCTTTGCAAATGGTCAAAGTTGGGACCAACTCGACTATCAGACTCAACAGCAAATCCGTTTAATGGCCATCTTGGAGCAGGCAACTGCCAAGTATGGCACGACCTTGTCACAGTCGGTCAATGGACGTATTAGCTTGTTTAAATCACTATTGAAGGATGCCGCCTTAAACGTAGGTAATGCATTCTTGCCGATTATCAATGCGATTATGCCAGTCTTGAACTCGTTTGCTATGGTCTTGAAGAATGTGACTGCTAAACTCGCTGAGTTTATCGCATTGATGTTTAACAAGAAAGCGACAGTTAAGGACGGTGTGGCCGGCGCAGTCGGAGACATGAACGGAGCCTTACAAGATGCTTCATCTGGCGCAGGCGACCTCGCAGATGCTATGGGTGATGCTGACGACGCTTCTGGCGGTCTAGCTGACAACCTTGGGGATTCTGCCAAAAATGCGAAGAAAGCAGCAAAAGAATTGCTTGGACTAGCCGGTTTTGACGAAATCACACTCTTGAACAAGAAAGATGATTCGGACGACGGAGGTTCTGGAGGTTCTGGTGGTGGAGGTAAAGGCAAAGGTAAGAAAGGAAAAGGCGGAAGCGGACCTTTCAAAGACATCTTGCCAGAAATAGCCTTGACTGACATAGATAACCAATTCAAGAGCATTTTCGACGGCCTTGGAGATAAGCTGAAAGGCTTAACAGACCTCTTTAGCAAGGGCTTCACCGCTGCATTCAGAGCAGAAGGATTAGAACGCATTAAGATTGGTCTTGGTCAAATCAAGACTACACTTGAAGAAATTGCAACTGATCCACGAGTAGTCAATGCCTTTAATGGCATGACAGAGAAAATCGCTTATGCGCTAGGGCAGATTGCAGGCTCTATCGGAACGGTCGGAATTGGTATTGGTGTCTTTCTTTCCGAAAGCATAGCAAATGGTCTAGGACGTCAAAAAGAGCGTATTATTCGCTCTCTTGTAGCTCAATTCGAGAACACGGGCAATATGTTTGCATCAGCTGGAAACATCGCTCAGGCATTCGCAAATGGCTTCTATGACGTCATAACATCGACTGGTGCCGTTCGTATTGGTAGTTCGATTGTGTCTGCTGTTTTAGCTATTCAAGCCAGCATCGTGGAGATTGGTTTCAAACTTGGCGGTGACCTACTACAAGGCATTGAGAGAAGTGTTACAGACAATATGCCTGGCGTTGCTGAGGCTTTTTCAAATGTCTTAACCGGTATCGCTCCAATTTTTGAGAGCGCTGAAAAAGCAATCAATGATATGTCTGATTCAATCAGTCGTGTGTATGATAATTACATTCGTCCATCGATTGAATCATCAACGAGAGCTATATCAGGTATTATCAGTTTGTTTGTAAAAGGTTGGAATAATTACATTCAACCCGTTATCGAAAAACTTGGTCAAGGATTCTCGGACACAATCGGCAAACACATATCGCCAACGATCCAGAAGATTTTGGATATGGTCGCAAGTTTCCAAGAAATGTCACAAGTCATCACTGCTTACGTTGCACCAGTAATTGGCTTTATCGTTGAGAAATTGACGAGAGTTCTAGCTCCAACTCTTGAATACATTGGAGAAGTCTTCCGTGTATTATTCAACACAGTCGCTGATATACTTGGGGGCGTAGCCGACTTCCTCAAAGGCGTGTTTGATATCATCACTGGTATTCTTACGAGTGATATGAGTAAGATTTTTGATGGTTTCACCGAAACGGGCGATGCTATCATGAATATCTTATCTACAATCTTCACCGGATTGATAGACTTGACTTCTGCTGCTTTAAAAGTTCTGCTAGATTCTGTTATTGCTTTATTACAAATAATTTGGGATAGCACAATAGCAATATTGAAAGCAATTTTAGACAGTATTATTGCTTATTTCCAAAGTCTCTGGGACAGCATTGTTGCCATCTTCACACCACTCGGTGAATGGTTCGCAGAGCGTTGGATTGATATCACGGTAGCTTTGGCGAATGTTGCAATTTGGATCGGGAATATGTTTCAAAAGGCGTGGGACGCCCTTACAAGCATATTCTCTTCAATCGGAACCTGGTTTGGTGAGCGCTGGAACGACGTGACGACTGCACTTGCTAACGTTGCTACGTGGTTTGGTAACATCTTCAGTAGCGCATACGAAGCAGTCACGAACGCTTTCAGCTCGATTGGGAGCTTCTTCTCAGGAGTTTGGGAAACAGTCAAGAACATCTTCGTGAACGCTGGTCAAATGGTCGGTAGCGCAGTAGGTGGCGCATTCAAGAGCGCAGTCAATGCGGTTCTTGGCACGATTGAAAATGTAGTCAATGGTTTCATCGGAATGATTAACGGAGTTATTGGTTTAATTAACAAAATTCCGGGTGTATCTCTCGGTAGCGTTGGCTATGTAAGTCTACCTCGATTGGCTCGTGGTGGTATCGTCGATAGTCCGACAGTAGCTATGATTGGTGAAGCTGGTAAAGAGGTCGTCATGCCTCTTGAAAATACTGGTTTCTTGCAGACGATGGGACGCATCGTAGGCGGTGCTGTAGTCAATGCCTTGGGCGGTGGTTTACCACAATCTGGAGGCTTCAGCGGCAGTGGTGACATCGTCATCATGATTGGCGGTCATGAGTTCGGTCGTGTGGCCATCCAAGAAATCAATCGAGAACAAGAACGTGCAGGACAAGTCTTGCTTAACATTTAGAGGGAGGTAAAATGGCACGTTTAATTATCAATGGGCTGGCTGTTAAGCCTCCCAAATCTTTTCAAATCGGTATCCAGGATATTGACGGAGATACCGGTCGTAATGCTAACGGTGACATGGTGCGCGACCGTATCACGACTAAACGAAAATTGGATTGCGAATGGGGGATGCTGACTCAGGATGAAATGAGTCAGCTTTTAAATGCCGTATCGTCTGAATTTTTCACGGTATCTTATCCAGATCCCATGGTTGGTCAAACAACTAAAACATTTTACGTTGGGGACAGAACGGCTCCAAGTTATTCATTTACAAACGAGCTCAAGCCATGGTCGGGCGCTAAATTTAATCTGATAGAAAGGTAGGGGGGGCAGAACATGGATATATTCAGACGTAGGAAATTCGATGAAGCAATGTTTGCTAGAAACCGCACCCTTGCTATCAGAGTAGGACAGTATCAATCAAGTGATATCAAAGAAGCTAGTTTTGATTACGGCTATATCAAGGGTGATGCTTACAAGCCAGGTGGAACATGCGCAGGCAGTGGTAAAATCATCTTTTCTAGCATCATTACCACTTTCAATAAACTAGATAAGATTTACCCTGAAATCGGTCTTTTGGTCGATGGAACCTATGAATGGGTCAAAATGGGCGAATACTTCATCAATGATATTGAGATTGACCGGAACCGTAAAACGACCAAGCTCGACCTTATGGACGGGATGTTTAAGCTCAATCGTGAACACATCACATCTCTGACCTATCCTGCTGAAATTAGACAAGTTATCAAAGAGGTTTGTCTAAAAACGGGAGTCGAGCTAGCAAACGAGAACATGGATTTAACATCCATGAATTACCAAATTGAGAAAATTCCCCCTGAGAAAAAAATGACATTCAGAGATGTTTTGAGCCTAGCATCTCAAATGCTTGGGATGTCTTGCTTTTTCAATCGAGAAGGCAAACTCGAAATTAAGGAATTGACAGATTCGGGGATCACGATTACAGCAGATAGCTATTTCATGCATGGATTGACCAAGAGTGAAATCGAGTATCGAATTGCTGGGATAACCTGCAAGAAAGATAAAGAGACACTCACGGTTGGTCTGCGTACGGGTCGCTCGTTAGAACTTGAAAATCGGTTCATGTCTCAATCGATTTTGGATAATCTTTATCACAAAATCAAGGATATTCGTTATTATCCGTTCAATTTGAATTATCAAGGTCATTTATTGCTGGACGTCGGTCAGTGGGTGACCATTAAGACAAATACCGGCGAGACCTTCAAATCACCAATCCTAAGTCAATCATTCACATTCAAAGGCGGTCTGCGTGGACGTATCAGCGCAGATAGTAAAGCTGGAAATGATGCGCAGTATTCGTACGCAGGAACGCTCACAAGAAAATTTGAGCAATTCAATGAATTTGAGAAGCAACTTCAAAACCAATTTGAAGAGGCGGACAGAGGACATGACCAAAAGGTCGAAAAACTCAAAAGCGACTTTGACGAGCAAATAAAACTAGCCAAGGCGAAAGCCGAAGAGGTCAAGCAAAGTCTAACAGAGACAATCGACCAACGTTTCAGAAATTTTGATAGTGTAGGGCTGCGCGAAGCTAAGCAAAAAGCAGACGAAGCCTTAACGAAAGCGGGTGCTAGTGCCTTACTTGCTGAAGAAGCCAAGCGCATCAGTGAGCAAGCGAAAGACGGGATTGAGAAAGCTAAAGAGTCGTTTTTGGATAGTTTTAAAGCAAATTCTGCCGAACTCGACATTCTAAATGACCGTCTCAAGAAGTTCAGACTTGACCATACTGAGTTTCGCAGGTCTACGAAAGAAGATATCAAAGGTCTGACTGAGTCATTCACGAAATTAGGATCTGACACGGAGAGAGATATCTTAGCGACCAGGGCCGAGTTTCAAAAGACCGCAGAGGGCTTTATACAGCGTTTTGATAGCATTACATCTCAACTGGATAATAAAGCTAACTTGCTTGATTTTCAGCGTGTACAAGAAACGAGCAAGCTGTACGAGCGCATTATTGGCAGTAGTGAGTCTGACATTGCTGAGAAGGTCGCTCGCATGACTCTGACTAATCAGCTTTTTCAAGTTGAGGTTGGGAAATATGCCAACGTAGGTGGCCCTAACATGCTCCGAAATTCGAGAGCGGACGACGGTCTGAAATATTGGACAGAAGCGAATGGTCGTTTGAGTTTTACGTCTCACCCGTTCTATTTTAACGGTCAAAAGCGTATGTTTGAATTGCGACCTGGCGCAGTAGTTAAAAGCCCACGGTTCATTGCCAAGCGAAATACTGATTATACTCTAAATATTTTGGCATTCGATAATAACTCAAAATATTTCAGAGTTTATTTCTGCAAGCGTGTAAAAGGTTCTGTTTCGGATTATCAGGAAAAGATACTGATTTTCAACGGTCAGCCTCGGTGGGTTGACGGAGCAGTATTCGATAATGGTAGCACAGTCAAAAAATCCGTTACATTCAATGTTGGTAATTTTGATGAGGGCTATCTGCAATTCGAATACGACCGGAACAATCCTAATAAATGGGGCGGTCTGTTCATGACAGAGCTTGATTTCTATGAAGGCACGACTGACCGTCGCTGGCAACCAGCTCCCGAAGATGCGACTCTAGAGACAGACAAGACTCTTGAAGCGACTCAAACAAAAATGACTCAGCTCGCTGGCTCCTGGGCCGTTCAGAACATCAACAGTGCAGGCGATTTGATTTCTGGTTTAAACCTAGGTGCTAATGGTCACAATCGACTTGACGGTAAATTGACTCATATCACTGGTGAAACCTTGATTGATAATGCAGTCATTAAATCTGCTATGATAGACAAGCTTAAAACTGCCAATTTTGAAACTGGCTCAGTAACCACAGCTATTCTAGATGCAGAATCCGTAACAGCCGATAAATTGAGGGTTGACCAAGCACTCTTTAACAAACTGTTAGCTAATGAAGCGTACTTGAATCAGTTATTTTCAAAGCAAGCATTCATCAATCGTGTGCAGAGCGTAAGTATTGATGCAAGCCAAATCAGAGCTGGGGTTCTGATGGGCGCAAGTATTACCTCGCTTGATGATTCAATGCGAATCGACACGAATAAAAAAGAATTTTACTTGAACAACAATACATTGTTTACATTTTTCGACCAAAAAGAAGGAATGCATTCTTTTATTGGAACTGGTAGTCGAGCAGTTAACGGTAGTGGTTCTGGAATTTTGATTGGAACAGGTTTAGACAGTGGATCCACGAGTCAACTTAGAAATAACACTAGCAATCGTGATTTGTGGTCAGCGAGAGATGGAATGAGTAGTAGTCTTTTGATTGGGTCAAAGAAAAACGGAAACGGGCAAGCGTGGATTACAACGAATGGAGGTATTTATCTTTCAGCAAGCAAAAGAAAGAACGAAACAGGGGCGGAATTACGACTCGGAGATTTTTTAGGACGTCAGTTCGAAAATAAAGCAGTTCTAACTGCTGATGATGTACTCATCAACTCTAGTAATTCTAGGATTTATTCAAGCGGAAAAATGGAAATTACTGGAGGAACTGGTTCGAGGCTGAAAACTAGTACTGTAACAACGGATAACTTGTATCTCAAAAATAAGGATTTAGTCGCTTATTTCAACAATTTAGCCGATTTCGTTGTAAGAATCGCTCAAAATGCAGGATGGTCAAACGTAGGTAATTACAAAATTTAAGAAAAGGATGAAAAAATGAACTCAACAGAAGAAAAAATTATAAGCGAATTATCGTTTCAAATCGCACAATTCAACTTTGAGAAAACGAAAGCTAAAGTCTTATATGATGAAGCAATTCAAGAGCTAGGATTTTTGAAATCTATTTTAGACTCAGATGAAGAGCTCAAAGCGAAATTTGAAGAAGTGAAAGGAAAAATGACAAATGGCAATCAATAACTATGAATTGGCAGGCAAGCCTTACACACGAGGTCTTGGCGACAATCTCAAGACAGTAGTTGAAATCCGTCTATCAGAAGGAAATCGTTACAGCACGAACATGCGCGAACTCGCAGGAGACCGCACGAATGAGCAAGAAGATGTCTTGATTCAAGCGGTGTTGGATATCATCAAGGCGGAATTAGATCCAGGCTCAGCCATCGTGAAGGCACAAGCTAAACTTGAAGAGGCTGAGCATAAAATCGCTGAGAATGCAACTAAGCAAAATGCACTCTCTGAACTCGTTAAGCAGACTCAAGAGAACGCTCGTTTGAATGGTAAATTGCTTCATATCATGGTCTTGAACTCGGTCATGAGCAAGAATATTGCTTATGGGACGATTTACAAAGAGTTAGTTGAACTCGTTCCACTTGCTGAGGTCGGAAAGACCTACTTACCACATGACCTAATTACCATTGAAGATCCTGAACACGTAGAGGTCAATGGCGAAGGCAAGCGTATCTTGGTGCAGCTCAACAAAGAATTCACATATAACGACGAACCTGTCAGCGCATTTGTGACGAACGGTACCCTGGAGCAAAACGGAACGGGTGTCGCTTGGAAATTTGAAGGGAAAGAATAGGGGTGCTTATGCCAGGATATGAACGACTAATCTTGCAAATCTTTCTCTCTCTAATTCCTGTTATCGGTCTTTATTTTTCGATGAAAGATAAAGCAACGAAGCAGGAGAATCGTCTCACGATTTTGGAGAAAGACATCGAGAATTTGCATGAATTCAAGACATCGGCCAATAAAAGGCTCGATAACCACGACGAACAGAATAAGGCTATCTTGGTCCTGGCCGAGCAGGTAAAATCGCTTGGTGAGGATGTAAGAGAACTTAAAAGCTTGATTCAAAACAAACAACAATAAAAAGGAGAAATAAAATGATTAACTGGAAATTGCGATTGCAAAACAAAACAACACTCATTGCTCTTCTTGGAGCAATCTTTCTTATGGCCCAACAATTCGGCCTTGAAATCCCCAAAAATATCCAGGACGGTGTGAACACATTCGTTTACATTCTTGTCTTGATTGGTGTTATCAATGACCCAACAACCTCAGGGATCTCTGATAGCAAACGTGCTCTTGAATACTACGAACCAAGCGAGGACTAATCATGGATATTGATACAAGTAGACTAAGAACTGACTTACCGCAAGTTGGAGAGCAACCCTATCGTCAGATTCACGCTCATTCAACGGGTAACCCCAACTCAACAGCCCAAAATGAAGCAGACTACCACATGCGCCGTCCTGTTGATTCAGGATTCTTCTCACATGTCGTCGGTAACGGCCGTGTGATGCAGACCTGGTATACAGACATGGGGGCCTACGATGTAGGAGGTGGCTGGAACGTTGAAGGATACGGCCAAGTTGAGCTTATTGAAAGTCATGAAACCAAGGAAGAGTTCATGCGTGATTATAAGCTCTATGTTGAGCTTTTGCGGAACCTTGCTGATGAAGCAGGTATCCCTAAAACACTGGACTCTGACAGTCTAGCAGGTATCAAGACACATCAATACTGCACATATAATCAACCTCGAAACTACTCTGACCATGTTGACCCTTATCCTTATTTGGCTAAATGGGGCATCAGCCGTGAGCAGTTCAAGAAAGACATCGAAGGCGGTCTATCTGAAGCTGGCTGGAAACGTAATGGCACAGGATGGTGGTGGGAGGAGTCAGATGGTTCTTATCCTACAAACTCATGGAAGCAAATCAACAACGAATGGTTCTACTTTGATGATCGTGGTTATTGCCTAATAAATCGATGGTTCAATGATGGAAAAGATTGGTTCTATCTTGATAAGCGTGGGGCAATGGTTACAGGGTGGATGTTCCTTAATAATCGCTGGTATTTCTTCAAGTCAGACGGTCGTATGGCCACTGGTTGGGTTAAATATCGTGAAACCTGGTATTTCATGGAAGAAAAAGACGGCTATATGCTATCTAAACAATTCGTAAAATCAGGCGACGGCTGGTATTATTTGAAAGCTAACGGTGAACTTCACACAGATCCAGCATTCAAAACTGAACCAGACGGGCTTATCACTGTCGTCGATAAACCAAAAGAAGAAAAATAAAATAGAAAGGAAATTTTCTAAAATATTGTTCTAATTGTAACCGCAGGCTTATGCTTGCGGTTTTTTGTTTGCTCTGAAAGTACTTTCTAAAATAAAAAATCTTTAATTTTTTTGTGTTTAATGTTGACATAAGTCAACGAATGTGCTATAATATAATCAAGATAAAGAAAGGGAGAGCGAAGAGCTCTCACGGTAAAACAAAATGAACACATACAAAGAACAACTTCAAGAACTTCAACAATTCGCATTCGATATCATCAAGGAATATCCAATCGATAAAGAAGCAGCGAATGTACTTGCTGAACTTGCTAATGCAAACAATCAAGATCGTATCAAATTCTTTGAATTAAACAAAGGTGAAGATACAGGAAGAGTATTTCACGCTTTGGCAGCAAGTGGTTCAGTCGCTCAATGGCTTGAAGACTATGCTTTAGTAGCATACATCAACGACTAAGAGGTAACTAGATGAAAATTGATACGAAAAAGGTAGAGATGGTCTTGATGGATGAGACCATCCCTGCCAACCTCTTTGAAAAAGAGTTAGGGATTTCGCGTTCAGCAGTTACCAGGCTGCGAAAAGGAGAACGTGAGTTTAAAAATTTTACAATTGATACTGCTGAAAAAATTCAAAGATGGATTGACAAAAAATGAAGCTTGATTTGACAGGGAATAAATACGGCCGTCTGACTGTTCTTGGCGACGTTGGTAAAAGAACTGGACGAGGAAGAATTCTTTGGCATTGCCTTTGTGAATGCGGACGAGTTACTTTCGTTCGTGCTGACCATTTAAAAAATGGCTCAACAACCTCTTGTGGTTGCTTGAACAAAGAGAAGAAGCATGAACGTTTCAAGGATTTGACGAATACTGAAACAGATAATTTCAAAATTATTGATAGAGCGTACTCGAAAAATCAACGTGTTTACTGGAATTGCATTTGCAAGCATTGCGGGAATCACATCGAATTACAAAGCAATCAGATTGAGCGATATTCTAGTTGCGGATGCAAGCACAATTGCAGTACAAAAGAGCGAATGGCTGAAATTCGAGACCCTGAATCATTAAAAACAAATAGACCAACCGCAAAAAGTACGACTGGAGTTCGTGGTGTCTACTACAACAAACGTAAAAAGAGATATGTTGCTTATATCAATGTTGACAAAAAAACAAAATACTTGGGTAGTAGTGTAGACTTGAAAGAAGCAGCAGATATCAGACGCAAAGCTGAAATTGAATATGGATATAAAGAAAAACAGTGATTTTTTCACTGTTTTTTCTTTTTTATACGAATAGATAAGTAGAAGGAAGAAAAAATGAACATTTTGAAGATTAAAATTGCAAGTATAGAGCAGACAGAATTAGGTTTTGAGCATTGGGTAGACGTGACTTACACTGTTCCGATTTTGAAGAATGAGTACACGGTCAAGCTGTTATTACTTATGGAATGCAAGATAGAGGACCAAGAGGTTATTGAGTACCTGGTTTCAACTTGTAAGTATCGGGATCTCGTGTTGCATTCGGTGAGGATGTATGAACTTGAGAGGGGGCAAAAAAGGGGCAAAAATGTCGTAAATGTCTGTAAAACGATGTAAAAAGTCAACTTTGCTCTCGCTTTAAAGCTCTAAATTTCAACGTATTGTGAAACAGTGTAAATTATCGTATCTTCATAAGCTGTTGTGTGCTCTTTTTTCGTGCACTTTAAAAACTCTTTAAAATCAACACTTTAAGGGGTTTTTGTTTGTCTTATGTGATAAAAAGGGGCAGACGAGGGGCACAATTTAAAATTTTATCTTGTCTAACTTGTTAGATATGTCTGATACCATTTTTTGGGTAACGTGAGAATAAATCTCTAGTGTGGTCTTTGAGTCACTATGTCCTACTCTATCCATGATGGCAGTCAAAGGAATGCCTAGCTCAGCAAGTAGGGATATGTGAGAATGTCTAAATGTATGTGTAGTTATATTTTTTTCTATGCCGATTTTTTGACCATGTCTTTTCAATGCACAAATAACCCTGGCATTTGTTATTGGTTCTCCTAGAGTATTGATGAAAATAAAATCTGTATCAAATCCATTTGTCGCATTCTCTATTATTTGCTCTTTGATAATATCTAACACTTTTTGAGGTGCTGTTATAACCCTATCGGACTTGATTGTCTTTGGTGTAGTTCTCTCTTTTTGTCTGAAATCGTATGTATGCTTGATGTGAATAGTCTTTTTAGAAAAATCTATATCCTCCTTGTAGTTTAAGGCTGCCAGTTCTCCATACCTCATGCCAGTAAGAAAAAGAACTTTAGCTATTCGGATATACTTTGTAATTCGATAATCACATAGGGCCTCGTCTTTTAAATTTTGGATGAATAACTTAAACTCTTTTTGGTCTAAGTATTTTGTGTTTTTCTTCCTGAGTTCGTCGGATGTAATTACTTTTCTAGGCGTTTCAACAAATAGCATTTCATTTGTATCAATATAATTCATTCTGATAGCGAATTTCATTATCTGATTGAGCTTGAACTTGATTTTAGAAACATAGTTATGAGATCTCCCGTCTTGTAATAGCTGATCTATTACTTTTTGTAATAAACGTCTATCAATATTTCTAACTAGGTAGTCGCCCTCTATCTGCTTTAAAATCTCTTTTTTTACATTTTTTGAAGCATAGACTGTTGAATTTTTAACACCGTGTTTCCAATTCTCCTCGAATTCCTCATATAGTTTTTCAAAAGTTATATCAGAAACAAAATGTTGTTTTTCTCCTAACTTTTGTTTTATCTTTTCCTGCAGCAAGATAGCAGCTTGATTTCTTGCCTGGGGAGTTTTCTTCTCCATGGTCACTGAAACTTTTTTTAATTTCTCAGTATATGGATCTTTATATCGCTCAAAAAATTTGTATTTTCCGTTGGGAAGTTCTTCCATCCACATTGCGTTTACCTCACTTTTTTGTTAAAATGAGTATAAGAAAACGACCTTTTGAATGGTTGTTTCTTATACGTAAGTTCCTCACACTCAGAGTCGCCAAACTTTGCGAGTGTGGGGTTTTTTTATTTACGAATTATGAACGATAACGTCCAATGCTCCCATGATTCGCTGAGCGTTTTCGACTGCTTCTTTGTACTCTTTCGAAGTGTTCTTTACTGGTTTTCTAATCAAGTCAATAAATACGACTGGTTTGGTGAAGTCGTTTGAGGTCACACGGACTGTCATGTTCAAAATTTTAGAAGTTGATTTTCTTTTTGCTACAATACCGCCTGCGACAGCACCAATCGCTCCAAACATAGCGCCTGCAATCAATGCTTGACCAACTCCTCCAGAAACAACCGTCTGATTATTGATAATCAATTCATAGGATACTAAATCCTCGAATGAATACCAATCAGTGTCATTCTTATCTTTCTTGACCAAGGACGGTATCAACGATAACCCCATTGTACTAACCGCAAGTGTAGCTTTTGCAGTACCTTTAATCGCTCCACCAATTAAACCAGAAGATTCCTTTGCTTTCCGAGCTCCGTTTATACGATAAGTTCGATGGTGCCTGTCAATCTCAAGTGGTCCGACTTTGTCCGTTTTTCTGCTTCGTGGAGCAGGAGATGGAGAAGCCGGTTTATTGACCGGCTGAGGTTGTTCGGTCGGTTCTTGGTTAGCGATAGAATAACCGCAATTTGGACAGAACTTGTAACCCTCTACTGGATTGCCACATTCAGGACAAAATTTCATAATAACCTCCAAAATAATAACTATTTAAAATCCTTTATACTCTTTTTTTCTTATCCATGGCCGACGAGGTTATGGTTTTTTATTTTTCTCAATACCTTGCCACAATGCACCAGCTATCACATCTGCTTTTAACATTACACGTCAATATCATAATATTGTTGTAAGATATTGTTCCCTTGTTTGTATTTTGTAACGAGGTCAATAGCTACTCGTCGTTGCTGTTGATCGTCCAACAAATATTCATCATAGATCAATATCCGATAATGAACAAAATCAACTAATCGATTAAAAAGGGCGTTATCGCTGATTGTATTTGCTTGTTTAATTTGCTCGTATGAGTGCTTGTTTTTGAGGTGCCAGACCATGCGCTCATTATTGATGTAAAAGAGAGAGGCCATGGTGTTAGCCTCTATTTCTAGCGGATTGCTCTGATAGTTGTTAGCGCAAGCGAGGGCGACCTCATCAGAACGGCCCGTGCTAAAATGGGCTGCAATATGGGCTAATTCATGCAAAATGGTAAAGATAACCCGTCTTTTGATATGTGTTTGATTGATATAAACAAGGTACTTTTCTTTTTCTTTGCTATAAATGGTAAAGCCGTCATTGTGTTTACAGATGATATCATCCAAGTAGGTAACATCTGGATGATTGACAAGCCCTCGATATCTAATATATTCAGACCCAAGTAGACCGGCTGAAGGAAGCATAGGAAACGGGTCCTTTTCAAAGAAGATAAAATGAAGGTTGTAAGTCTGTTCAAAGTAACGGATAATGTGCTGAAAAGTAACTTGTTCAAGTGGAATATTATTCTGTCGAGAAACTGCTTCGATCACCGGGACGGCGTAATCCCAGTGTTGGATGTACTGTCTACGGGAAATAATTTCTCTAGCCATAATTACCTCCACTTACTGTCATCGTCCATCAGGGTTTTAGCAGTTACCATCAAGCTTTCAATCGCCTTATTAAAACGAACCTTTTCTTCCTCGGTCATGTTCTGGGTCTGATTTCTGAACGCTGCGACAAGTTCAGTCTCAGCTGGACCAAGATATGCATTTTCCTTGTCATCCTTTGCAATAGCAGGATTATCTGTCCGTCCGAGTAAATAATCGGTGGATACGTTGAAGTAGTTAGCAATTTCTGCGATACGCTCAGCATTTGGCGTAGAGTTTTTTATCTTATACAGTGTATTTCTGCCATAACCCAAGTCTTCTTCGACTTGCCCAAGAGCTTTTCCACGCTTTTTTGCTAATTCTTTAATTTTTTCAAATGTCTCAAACATTGTTAAATCAACCTTTCTAAGACATTACAAAAAAATTTAACAAATTTGGTGTAAAAAGATTGACTAATTATCCCAAATGGTGTAA